ATACGATTTACGCCTTTGATTGTTTTCCCCCCAGTAGTCTTATATTGTAATTGAAAAACATTTGGCGTTCCCAAGAAATATGATTGAGCACCAGCAGAACCACCACCAGAGATTGAACTTATTTTTTTTGCTGCCATTCCTTGCTTAAAAAATCTTATAATATTGTTTATTATTTTTGCTTCACTGCTACTTCTTGGACTCATTCTATATTGAAATGTAAATTCTCTTAATGTTGGAGCATTGAATAGAAGTTCAAGGTTGCTATTTGGAACAATTCCATAACCTCTTGCTAAAATACTTTCTGGTGATACACTAACACCAAGCATTCCAAGTACTTGGGAATTTAATGTCCCTCCAAGTAAGGTTTTCATTGCTGGAGTTGCTCCTGTTTTAAATGCTTCCATACCTGCTAGAGCACCAAGGAATGATGCTATTTGTGCTGCTCCACCACCAATGCCAGCAGCAGAAGCCAATGCTCTTAAACCTGCTGCTCCTCCTAACGTTTTTAATGGATCATTTGTAACATATGATGTCAGCGCAGCACTTAAATTATTCATATTATCATCTGCCCAAGAAACATTATTAGAATCAGTTATGTTATTTGGCATAGGAAGATTTACCATACCCAATAAATCTTTTAAGGGTGATGTTCGTTTAGAACCATTTCGTAAAGTATCTAAAGCATCTCCAAATATATCATTACTTCTTGGTGGTTTATAACTGTATTGTGCTATTGATAGATGATCTTGGGTTTTATTATATAAAGCATCTTCTGGGTAGTTCAATAACGGCATTTTTTTGATTACATCATCTACTTTGCCAAATTCAAATTTTAAATCTTTGTCTAGTTTTAATGTATCAACATCAACACCTATTTTTTTTAGAATTGGACCGAGAACATCAACAGTTATATTTGCATCTAATATAGAACTTTCTGATGATGGTGTTTTTGATAAATTAGGGTCTATTGAAGGTGCAGACGTGATTAAACCCGCAGAAGATGCTTTTTGATTGAAAGTTTCAATCATTCTTGATTTTAGATGATTGATATTATCTGGATTTATGGGAAATCCAGCATTAGCATCACCACCATCCGCTAATTCTTGAATTGTATTATATTGTCGTCTTTTTTTTCCCGTATCATCAAAAGATGCATATGTCACTTTTCCGTCAGTTTGAATTGCATAAAAAATTCTATCTTTTGCTGGACCACTAGCAAAAATTGAAGTATAACCATCAGGAAGACTTGGAGAAATAGTGGTCAGTTTGTCGCCATCCGCCAATACTACTGGGCCATTTCCTATTTTGTCTTTTCCTGGTCTCCAAACTGTACCTTGTGGTGTTGCCATATTTATGGTGCCGATGAGTTATCTGGATAATCCCAAACTTTGGATTTGAATACTGGTTGTCCTCTTTTATCTACAAATCTTTCGGTGGGAAGTAAAGAAACTCCTCTCCATTCACTTTCGGGTACTTTAAAAAAATGACTAGTTACACCAGAAAAAAGATAATTATGCAAAGTCTTTCTTGGTGCATTCACATTTCCTGATTTATTTATGTAAGAAGCGGCAATACCTCCACGATATTGTGGATTTAGATAATGAAGATTAGAACCAAAGAATATTCCAGATTTTGTGTCAATACTTATAATATAAGTAAGTGGTTGCATATCCCAGAATTTGTATTTTTGGGGATATTTTGCCGAATACATAAAAAATACCAAATCTCCCGGCGAAATAAAATTTGTATCAATTTCACTAGAATCCTCATTTTGATATCTTGCTAACTCATTCATCAATCTGTTTGTATACCAGTTAGTGGACCAACGTTTCGTTCCCGCCTCTTTGAGTATTTTTTCTGCGATCATATTTCTATGCCTAATTGTTCTTCTGTGAATATGCGGAATTCCCATCCCCTATCAGCACAATATTCCTTACAAGCATTCCATTTTGCTTGATTGGTGACCCAAGTTTTTACTGAATATGCCCAAGATTTTGTTCTTCTTTTTGGAGTTCTTTGTGGTTCTTTCAAGTCCTTTGCTGGTTTAATTTCAATTACCACGATTCTAATATTTTCGTCTTTGTCTTTGTATTTCAATTTCATATCTGGAAAATATCTATGGGTTTTATTGTCTATTGGGGAAACATATGGAACCCAAAATTCTTCACTCTGGTAAGATATAACATTTTCAGTCAAATCGCAATATTGAAACATTTTTAATTCATAAGATGAACGATATATTATATTTGTTGGATCTCCATTGTATTTTTGAGGATTTTTGGGTTTAAATTTTCCTTGATGGTATCCACTATCTTCGTTACGGGGCATACATAGTATATAATCGTATACGCTTATTTAGATGGCTAGAGCAAATACATATAGAGTAGATCCTCTTTATGTAAAGATGACTACCCCGAGAGATATGGGGGGATCTTCTTTGCCTTCAGTTCAAGAGATGTTTGGTAATGTATCTCTTACAAGTCAATTTAAAGTTAATATGTTTCTAGGTGGATCAAATGGGGCACAGGATGGAAATTTATTAGAATATTTAAACAAATGTGGAATAACTAATAATGTTTCAAAAACATTTACTTATGATTTTATGTGTGCGGAAGCAGTTCTTCCCGGAGCAACTTTTGACGTTGGAGAAGAAAGTGGAAGTCGTCAGGGCATAATTGAGAGATTTCCAAATCGTAGAATATTTTCAGATTTCAATTTAACTTTTTATGTTGATAGTGAATATAATATTATTCGTTTATTTGAAGAATGGATGAATTTTATAAATCCAATTTGCACAAAAGACGGAGAACAAATACCAAATCCTCGTGGACAAGTTGGGTATGAGCAAAGTGAAAATTATTATAGATTTAAATATCCAGATCAATACAAAAGAATAATTTCAATCACCAAATTTGAAAGGGACTTTTTGTCAAATCCAAATAATCCAAAAAGTCCAACCGAGACACAAAATCTTTTGACCTATCAATTTATTGATGCTTTTCCAACTAATATTACCGCACTTCCATTATCTTATGAAGGAAGCACAATAACTAAAACTACAATTAATTTTAGTTATACTAGATATACTGTAATAAAACATAAAGGAACACAGATAAATCCATATCCATCAAATCTAAACAATACAGACAAACCTAAACCAACAACAACTCCTGTTCAATATTATGGTCCTGCTTTTGGTAGTAATGAAGAGGCATATAAACAGGCGGCGATATATAGAGGAGAAACCAACCAATAAATAATCACAACTGGACTTAATCATTCAAAATGCCTTTACCTAAAATTGCTACGCCACAATATACTCTTGATTTGCCATCAACAGGAAAAAGTATCAAATATCGCCCATTTTTAGTCAAAGAAGAAAAGATACTTATTCTTGCTCTTGAAAGCGAAGACGTAAAACAAATTACATCGGCAATCAAACAAATTTTAAAAGATTGTATCCTAACAAAGGGCATTAAAGTAGAAGAACTTCCTACTTTTGATATTGAATATATCTTCCTAAATGTTCGTGGAAAATCAGTTGGCGAAGCAATTGAACTGATTGTAACTTGTAGTGATGATGGAACTACCGAAGTTCCAGTTAAGATTTATATTGACGAAATTCAAGTTCAAAAAGATCCAGAACACTCTACTGATATTAATTTGGGTGATGGATTGGTATTAAGAATGAAGTATCCATCTTTGAATGAATTTATCAAGAATAACTTTGATTTCAGTTCAAATGATGTTTCTTCTATTGAAAAGTCATTTGATATTGTTTCTTCTTGTATTGATATGGTCTTTAATGCCGATGAGTCCTGGGCGGCAGCAGATTGCACTAGAAAGGAACTTAATGATTGGATTGAGACTTTGACTCCACAACAGTTCCAAGAAGTAGAAAAGTTTTTCAATACGATGCCTAAACTTGCACACACTTTCAAAGTGACTAATCCAAATACAAAAAAAGAAAGTGAAGTTACGTTGGAGGGATTGACAAGTTTTTTCGGTTGATAATGGCTCATATGGATCTTGAGTCATACTTTAAAATCAATTTCTCTTTAATAACGCATTATAAATATTCTTTGACCGAGATAGAAAATATGATGCCCTGGGAGCGGGACATCTACCTAGCATTATTAAATCAGTTTGTAGAAGAAGAAAACTTAAAGGCACAACAAAATAATGGTTAGTTCTGTTCTCCAACCAGAAAAAATTATAGGAAAGCAAAAACCAACAAAGGAACAGGCACTTAGCTTTGTTTCTGGTGGTTCTTCTCTTGGTTCCTCGGTTCTTTCTAGTGCGAAGAATAAAATTGTAAATTTTGATAGAGCAAAAGTATCGGCAAAACCAAATAATTTGCAGGCATTAATTAGCAATCTTTCTTCAACTGTCTTTAATACTACAAACACAATTCAAAATATTTTTGGAAATAAAGAAACAAAGGAAAAGAAAAGTTCCAAATTCTTTGGTGGATTCTTTGATAAATTTAAAGAAGCACTTGCTTTTATCACTTTCTTTGGGGCAAAGAAGAATTTAGATAGAGTTAAAGAAAATATAGACAATTTAAAGACTACTTTTACCGAAACTTTTGATGTTGCAAAGGCATTAAGAAAAGCAATACTTAAAATTATAGAGCAAATCTCTGGACTTTCTGGTGGCGGAGGTGGTGGAGGAATAATTGGTGCTATAATGTCTGCACTTGGTGGATTGGCTGCTGGATTGGTTCCTGGAATGAAAGGAAGGCGACCACCAAATATTGCTGGTCCTGCGATGAAGCAAGAAGGGAATTTATTATCAAAAATACCAAAAGGACTGAAAGGTGGTGGGGGTGGAATAGGAAAATTACTTTTAGGTGGTACTGCTGCTCTTGGAGTTGGATCTGTCGTAAATGGACTTTCACAACCTGGAGGCGAAGATGTCCAACCAGGAAATACTACACCAGAAGTTCCAGGAAATGTTTTAGATAAATTCAATTCCATTTTAGATAGATTTGATAAAATACTTGATGGGATGAAAGGAAAACCCGGAAAATCTTCTGGTGGAAGTTCTAGTTCCGGTTCTAGTTCAAAACCTGCTAGTCCTGGTTCTAATGTTGGTCCTAGTCCTGGTGGTGCTCCTACTGGAATTACGATAAAAGACGATAAACAAGGTCTTTCCGAATTGGGCGTAACACAAGAACAATTTAATGCATATAAACAAGGAATTGCAGATGTAGAAGGAGCAAGATATAATCAAATGGGTGGTGCTGGGGGTAGATTTGCTGGAAGATATCAAATG